AGGCATTGCAACACCAGGAAAGAATCGGCTGCTGTAGTCCACCTGCCGCTGCAGCGTGTTAACAGCGCGCTTTTTGCTTTCGTACATATCGCGCAACAAGCGCTCAACAACCTGCGGGTTTTGCAGCGCGTTTACATCGCCGCCAAGCGCCTGCACAACGCGCTGCGCGTCGTACTCGGTCATTGCGCCCGGGCCGACGATGTCGGTGCGGAACAGGCCCAACAGGCCCTGGAGTTGACCTTGCGCGACCTGGCGGCTGAGCTGCTGCGAGTTGAGAGGCTGACCCAGGAACGTCTTGGCGTTAGCCGAAATCTGATCGGCAAGCCGAGCGAAACCGATGTTGGTGTCCTGCAGCGTCGAAAAATAGCGATCCAACTTACCCAAAGACGCCCGTTCGGTGTCGAGATCCTGCAGCAGCTTGTTGAACTGCCCCGCAGGCAGCGGACCGCCAGCGCTAGGAGTCGTAGGCCTGGCATTAGCAGGAAGCGGAACGCGCCCCGCCGGCGTGTCCATAACAAAACCGCGCGCCGGGTCAAACATGCCCTGCACTACCGACCCGTCGGGCAACGAGAACGGCATGCCCTGCTGAAGATCGCCGCGGCCGGCGTTGGTCTGCATCATGGCCAGACGCCCGCGGCCAAGCTCTTCCATAACCTGGTTGTGGCGTTCACGTGCGTCGCGGTTTGCCTGAGACTCACGGTTAAGAGCATCAGCCTTGTCGTAAGCAAGCGCCATCGATTCCAGGCGCTCAATGCGGCGAGCCTTGTCTTGCCCAGGATCTTTCAAAAACTGACCATCAGTAGTAATTACGCCGCCGCCAACCTTTATTGGATCTTGCGCGGCCGCGGCCCGCTTGAGGAATTGCGCTTGCACAGGTTGAAAGCCCTCGCCAGCGTATTGAGCTGCCAAGGCGTTAAGCATGGCCGCCTGGCCAGACTCGCCCTGCTGGCGTGCGAACCCCTGCAACTGGCTGTAGTCGTCAGGAGTTTCCTCAAGATCAGCAGCTTTCTTGCGGGCATCAACAGCAAGCTGGGCTAGCGTCTTGGTCAACGCTTGACCGGGTTGGACAGCATTGCTCAAAGCCCCGCCCGGGGACTGTGCGAGCGCCATAGGCAACATTGACCGCTTGCGCCGCTCAACGTCCTCAGCAAAGGTCAATGGTTCCATTTCACATGCCCCCGCCGTAATCCGCCGTGTCCATTTCGCCTGTAATGTTGGTCAGGCCCAAACGCTTGCGCCGCTGCATTTCTTGCAGCCGGCGCAGCGCAGAGCCTTGCCGCTCATTCATGCCCGTCATGCCCGCATCCACGCCCTTCTGCTGCTGCCCAGCCATGTAGGCCGTTCCCATCTGGGCGATCGCGTTGGCGATGCCAGGCGCGACGTAGTGATTCCCAACCATTTGGCCCTTCATGGGCTCCATGGCTCGGCCACGCAGCGCATCCACCATGGCCTGGCGGCGACGCAGTTCATCCTGCTCAGGGCGCATCGCGCCCATCTCCAGCAGGTAGTCGAACATCAGGTTGTCGTTCATTGCAGGCCTCCGTAGTTCACCATCAGGTAGCCGTTGGCGTGGCGCTTGACCAGGTCAGGCCGCACGCGCTCCACCTCTTGCGCAATCACACCGCGTTGCGGCATTCCCATCATCGTGTAGTCGTAAATGCCCACGCCAGTCGCATGCGTGCCCACCCGCTTGATGTTGGACTTCAAACGACGGTCAGAGAATCTGAACGCGCCCGCCGGCCCCATAAGGGCGGCAGAGCCAAGCTGCGCGCCGGCGCCGAGCAGGTTCCCAAACGCAGCTTGATCGGCGTTGTAGGCGCCCAGCGCGGCGTCGTATCCCATCTGCGTGGCGCCCAGGATGTTGGGCGTCTCGGCACGCTGAGCGGCCGCGAACGACGGCATCTGTGGCATGCTGACCTGCTGGCCCGACAGCAGCGCGTTCATCTCGTTCAGTGACATACCGCGGCGCTGCATCTGCTCGGCAATCGCCTGCTGACGCAGACGGTTCTGCGAGTCGGCGAACTGCTGGTTCAGACCGAACTGCTGAGCTGCGGCCTGGTTGCCGGCCTGCATGCGCGCGAGATCGAGCGCCTGAGCCTGGCCCAGTGCCTGGTTCTGGAACTGAGCCGCGCCGAGGTTCTGGCTGTAGTCCTGGCCGATCGCCTGGTTGCGGAACTGACCCGCCTGCAGGTTTTGATTGAACGCCTGGTTGGCCGCCTGGTTGTAGAAGTTGCCGCCGGTGACGTCCTCGTTGAACGCCTGCTGGCGCGCGCCCATCTGCATCCCGAACAAACGCTGCGCCTCGTTGCCGGCCTGGTCCAGCGCGTTGAAGCGCTCGCCAGCCTGACGCTGCTGCAGCTCGGTCAGGGCGCGGTTGTAGGCCTCGCTGCCGACCGTGAAGCCTTGGTTGGCCAGGCGCGACTCAAGCTGCTGCTGCTGATAGTTGTGCACCGGCTGCATGCGCTGCATGAGCTGGTCGGCCACGCGGTCGCGGTAGCCGGAATCAACCTGCGGCAGGTTGGGGTTGTCGCCCGTGTTCAGGCCGCGCTGCAGGAACTCGGTGCCGACGTTGCCCTGCGGACCACCAAACCCGAACGCGGTGTTCAGGCCGGGCGTGTAGTCCGCAGTGGCGGTCGTCAGGCGCGCCGGCGCGCTGGGCTGGGCCATCTGCGGCAGGTTGCCGTAGTCGAACGGGCGCGCGTACTCATCAGCCACACGCCCCATGAAGCCGCTGGCCAGTTGGCTGCGGCCGACCTGCGTGTTGAGCTGATAGTCGAGCGCCTGCTGCAGGCCAGGCGCCAGCGCCGTGTTCTGCGTCCACTGCGTGACCTGCTGGCCGGTAGCCGGGTCTGTGATGGCGCGCGTGCCCCACGTCTGCGATCCGAACGGCGTGTTGATCGTCGGCCGGTTCGCGTAGTTCTGCATATTCGTCAGCTCTCTAGAAGCTGCCGCTTGCGTGTTCGCCGCCCCGATGTAATCAGGTGGTGGAGGTGCTGATCCCTTGCCGCCCATGAGCGTTCTCCTTGATCCAGCGGCACTCGTCATGCCGCATTTCAAACATTACGCAGTCAACCGTCTCAGCGATCCTGCGGAATCCCAACTTGTCATTCATCCGCAGCGCGTCGTCGAGGTTCTTGGGCGTTAAGCCGTAGATGGCCTCCATGCCGCATTTTACGAATGGATACTCAAAGGCCGCGCGCCAGAGCTGCCGATTTAGCCCATGCGGCCCATCGAACGCCACATGAATCCAGCACGACGACAAGCTCCAGGCGTTGTAGGCGACCGCGCAGGCGATCGTCCCGTCATCTCGCATTGAGCCGATCGTGCGCAGGTCGCTGCTCCACGGCAAGCGCGTGCGCCGGTTCATCCACTCCCAGATGACCGGATATTCGCCCTGCTTGTCGGTGACCAGCTTCATGCGTCAATCACAAGACTGCGTTGTTGAAAAGCACACCCCGCCCCGAGGGCGCGGCCAACATGTCCATCAACCCCGAGTCAGCCACCAAAGCGCCCGACTGGAAATCTGTCCAGTTCATATCCGGCGTGCGGCCAACCTGGGGCACCTGGATGTCCAGGCCTTCCCAAGAAAAATCGTCAAGGTTCATGCCGCCGCCAGACAACCCACCGCCACCACTAGGCGCCGGCGTCGGGCCCAGCGGGGGGGCGGTGGGAGTCGGAGCCGCCGGCGCGGATTGATCGCTGGGCCTGTTCGACATTCCAGTCGGCACCGACAAGCTGTTCAGCCAATCTTGGCCGCCGCCGGCAGCCGCTTGATTTGGCGTCAGGTTGATCGCGCCGCCAGTAGGCGTCGGGGCGCCCATGGACGACGTGCGCAGCGCCTTAATCAGTTGGCTGCGGTACGGCGCCACTAGGTTGAACGGGGTGCCTGCAGCCTCGCCGCCGATCGTGCGCACGCCGCGGCCGTCCTGCTGCGTGCCACCCATGCCGCCGCCCATTGAAGGGCTGCGCGCTTGCATCTGAGAAGCATCAAAAGCCGGCGGCAGGTCGGCGTATCGCCGCTGATTGCCGCCGCCCTGGCGAAGGAACTCGACGACGTACTGACGCACGCCGGCGGGGGTCTGCGACGTCGGGCTCAGCACGGCATTCTTGGCCGCGCCGGTAAACACGTCGTCGAAGTCGTCGGGCGAGACTTTGCCGGTTAGCAGTTGGTTGCGCCAGAAGTCATAGCCTTGCTGGTCGATGTTGCTGGGCGCGGTGCCGATGCCTGTGCGGCCGATGTCGTCATAGGCATCCCGCACAATGTAGTCCGACACGTAGTCGGTGTACTGGTCCTGCGGCTTTTGCTGGAAATAGTTGCCGACCGCGGAGCTGAACGCATCAGAGAACTGATCTGGCGTCATCTGCTCAGACGCGGCACGGTTGGTCCAGTACGCCAGGCCCTCCGGGTCGATCTGGTTGGTTTCGCTTCCAACGCCAGTGCGACCGATGTCTGCATACGCAGCGCGCACCATCGCCTCGTAGTCGGTGCCGCCACTTGCGTTTGCGGCGGCGCTGCGCTCGGCGTCAATCTGCGCTGCCAACTGGGGATTAGATGCGCGCACCTGGTCGACGACCGTGTTGAAGTTGTCCAGCCCGGTCGTCATCCAGTAGTCGATCGCAGCCTCGTCAGGGTTGAGCGCCGCCCTCGGATTGCTCCGATACGCCGCCAGAACCTGCTCGCGTGTTGCTTTCATCACATCACCCCACCAGTTTCAAAGAGCACATGTGAGCTGGTGAACACCGTCTGCGGCAGGCCGCGCACCTTCATGCGCAACGAACCGTAGTAGCCCAGGCCGTTGGTGCCGGCCCAACCCTGGTAGGTGTTCTGCCCGGCCCACGTCGCCACGTTCCAGACCGCCGCCCCCCACACGCCGCTGTCGTCGGCCAGATAGAACGGCGAACCGCCCACCGGCGACAACTGGAACTGCGTGTTGACCACGAGCTTGACTGAGGGGGCCGACAGCGCAATGAAGATTGGCCGCACCATGCTGAACTTCTTGTTCTGCGCGGGCGTGCCAAAGTGCGAGAACGCCGTCTGCACGTCACCCTCGACGTAGTTGCCGCCGGCGCCCACGGTGTCTACACCGTCGCGGTCGCCGAACAGGCCCTTGCACGTCAGGCCGTCATCGGTGCCAAAATAGAGCTGGCCGC